TCAGACACGTACTTCCATTCCAGGAAGTTCGCTTTAACCTTATCTGTTGCCTTACGAGAAAGTTGGAGATATCTATTTCTCTTCTCTCCGTTACTGTTCTCTGCCAATACCTTCAGGAATACCGGAAGGAACTGACCGATCCATCGCGTCCAAGCCGTAACTATAAGATAGTTAACCTCGAAAGGTTTAGTAATCGAAGATAGTTTCAGTTTTCCGGGTATTTCGATCACTCGATATAACCAGAATAACGTACTCCAAATCTTAATAGTCCATTTGTCAAACGACATAATGGCTACCCGCATTTGAGGCGGAATTACTAACGGAAGCCCTTGGCGGGACCGCTTAACGCGAGCTCCTAGTAGGAGGGAATCCTTAATAGGATTTCTAGCCAGAACTTGGCTTAGAAGTACGTGACAAGCTTTTAAGTAAGCCACGACTCCCTTCCATCCATTCTGACTCTGAATGGCACTCACAAATCTCCCAAAATAAAGCACTGTGGACACCCAGTTGCGTGTTGGACCACCATCCCTTAACCACACGACCCTTCGCAGGGCGGCGCCTAAGGTAAGCCCAATATTTCTATTGGGCTGCCAGCTTATCGAACTAATTAAGTTCTTCATAATTGAAATCTTAGTTATAAGATGGTAAGCTTTCCCTATCCTCCTAAGTCGAGAGGCTTTCGCCAACTCCAAAGGAGGGGGGCAGGCCCCCCAGTGAGGGGTTAGCGGATCCACCAGTTATTCTGGTAATCTGGTTAAGAGTCCCCTCCCCGCCCTTTCCGGGCGGAGATTGACCAATCCAACTCGGGTGAGCCTTCATGGCAGAAGTCTATCCACGGAACGATACTTTCTGTTCCGCTTCATGGACTTGTCGACCCTGTTCAACGGGAATAGGCATCTAGCCACTTACCCTTTTCGACCATTCGGCCGGAGGTTAGGTCTATCTCTCTCAGAGCAGGTCCAATAAACTAGTAACCGCATTTCCTAAGCTTCTCCCCATTTCAGGGGTTCATCGCCGCTTCTCGGATCCTCCTAATGGATGACCGGGCATTACCCCAATCAGAGCCCTCGGAGGCAGGTCCGCCTATCCCTTACGGGAAACGCCCGGGTTACCAAGCCCGGCCTCGCCTCGGAAACGTCTCCATCCTTTCGGAAGGAGGACCACCTACTCGGTGGCCTTCGTACCGCTTTTTACACGGATTCGGAAGGAGCGAGGGTCTAGAGGGTTACTCATAGCGGCTTATCGGTGGGTAGATACTTTCTATCTACCGCTCTCTATAGACTCCAGCCTCCCTTACGGGAGTATAGAGGGGGGACCCCTATTGCTGGTTAAAACTGGACACCTACCCCGTTCACACGGGAAGGACCGACCCTCAGTAGCCTATATCGGGACTGTAGTTTCGAGTAGGAAATCACTGCTGGGGTGGTTGAGAGATCTCGGAAGAGATTGGGTTGTTCGCACAATCCCACTGCTAGAACCATCATGATATGGATTCTCATAACGGCTAGAGCTCTCTAGCTCAAAGCTGTTCTTGAGCGTCAGGCAAG